CGCTTCGAGGTTGTCCCATGTGGTAAGTCCGTATTTTTCAATGATAGAAATTACGCTGTTTACCTCGGTCGAACTTGTCATATATCCCGCCGCCTTGATCTGCTTCATCTGTTTTTTGTAGTCCGTGCCTGCTTCTACGCCTTTATAGATGTTTGTATTTAATAGCTCATAGAAATTAAATACACACTGTTTCATGCTGTCGTAGGCACGGAAAGCCGCGTTGATTGTCGTATGTACCCCGACTGTGTATTCTTCGCTTGTCTTGCTTGTGAAGAACTTCCCGCTCCAATATTTCGTCGCCGTATTCCCGCTGCCTACCTTATGCCCCAAATAGGAATGATGCTTGCAGCTTCCCGCCGTTCCGTACCCGCATTCAACACACGCCATGCCGACCGCGACGGAAGGAAGGACTTTCCCTAACTCTTTGTGCGCTTCCTGCGCAATCGGCGCGATCTGTGCGATAAAGTCTTTAATCTGCGCTTTCGTTGCCATTCTCCGCACCTTCTTTCTTTTCTGCTGCGATCGGCTTTATTGTTTCAATCTGCTGCGCCAACTGCAAGACTTTGTCGTATCCGATCATGGAAGCAACCCAAACCGCCGCAATCATAATACATAAGCAAATGATATTGTTTACGCTCCACGGCACGCCCAAAAGCATATAGACTGCTGCCGTACCTAACCCGCCGATTACTGCCGCGTCGATCAGCGCAACCATGTTCGGGCTATATGCTTTTCCCGCGTTCTCATACGCTTTTTTGATTGCTTCCGTAAGCAGCGCATTCGCGACCGCCCCGATCGTAAGGATTGTTGCAAATAATGTTACCGTCATGTTTAGCACCTCTTTTCTTTTTTGTGGGTTCTTGTTACTCTGAAAAATCGTCCGCGTTTTCCGTGATCTCGTCCGCGCGTCCGAATTTCTGCAAATTTTCCGCTTTTGCTTTCCAGTAGTAGAAACCATGGGAAGCTGCCGACAATCCATAGGCTGCGGTTATAAGATATTCAAGCGGGCTTGTGTCTTTAAGCACGAAAACTGCAGTAATCACCGCGACCGTGCATATACCCGTTATTCCGTCCGAAACATATAAAAGGGTTTTTGATGTTTCCAATTTTCTTTTTTTTGCGCCCCTGCGCCGCCTGTGCCCTGCCATTACCGTTTTTACCCTCTTTCTTTGTGCGGTCGGTGCGTCAAGTATGTTTCAAGGTCTGCTTTCGCCCGCTGTAATGCTTCCTTGTCGTTCCCGTTTATTGCGTGGGATAATAGCGCAAGTATAGCCGTTTGCGTGACCGCGTTCGCTTCGTCTATGCTGTCAAGACGGCTTTTGTCCGCACTAAAGCGTCTGTCGAGTTTTTTTTCATTTTCCCTCATTTCTTCTTTTATCTTCTCGACTTCATCTTCAAGGGCTGCTATTTTCTCGTCCTGCGCCTTGTTCGGGCTTTTTGCTCTCACAACAATTTTGACAATAACCGCCGCCGCTCCTGCTATAACGGATATTGCGGCACATACTGCAAGAATGCCGTTTATGATGTCCTGCGGTGTTAATGAAATAGGGGTATTCATTGGTTTATATCCTTTCTTTTACGTGCTTCTATGCTGATTCTAAAATATAAAAACGCTCGATTGTGCCAGTCTTTGACCGCCTCATGTCTTCCCGCGCCCTTCCGCGCGATCATCTGGGCATTCGGCTTTCGTCGCCGCCCGGACGCTTACTGTGAATCACACACGCACCAGACGCCGGTAATGCTTCGGACGAATGTCGGGTAATTGCGACAAGCCACGGCGCGATCTCCGGCATGATTGCCGTCGCCCCAACACCCGCCGCACATTAACGCAACAAGTGCGTCTAAGCCGGTACTGTAAGCATACCCGTGTCCTGTTGGTGAAATTTTTTTCCACCCCCACGACGCCAATGTCTGATCTAAGCAAAACTCATCGCACCATTTCCAGACATTACCAACAAGATCGCGGATATTAACCGCACTAACCGCATTTTTTACCGACCCGCATTTTGCTCTGGAAGTATTCCCCGTCGCACTCCACGCATTTGTGTTATTTTCGTCCACACCCTCCGGCGACCCGAAAGCAGCTTGGCAAAATTCGGCGTAGGACGGCAATCGTTTTCCGACGCGTCGGGCTTTTTCATTTGCAATATACCAATCAAGCCCCTCCGTTCCCGTGATCGGGTTTTCGCCGTATGCGGATTGCAGCCCGTCCGCTCCGTCGTCGCTCGAAAGATAAATGTCGCCCCATAAGCCGCCGCCGATGTAACACATGCCCGCCGGATCGCATTTCGGGCGGTGTAATACCGTCCATACAGAATTAGGCAAAATCCCGTTATAAACGCAGCTTTCCCAACCGCTGCCGCGTTCCGCTCCGCTGCTGTTTACCGGGTTTCCTTGTTCATTCACGCGCCGCACAACCCCGTAGTGAAAGCCGCCGATTTTGCGTGAATTTGCCGCTGTGTAACCGCTCGGATAGGTTGAGGATTTGGAAACCTTGAAAACCTCGTCGCCGTCCACCGTCTCGTCGCCGTTCGTCGGGTCGCAAATATACACGCAATAGTCCGTCCCGATCTCAAACGCCGCCCCGCTGTCAAGGTCTTCCACCGTAACTGTCATCGCGATCGTTTCAAAAATCGAATTTCCGACCGCCAAAAGCAGCCCGCCCATGATATGAAGCGTGTTTGGTGCGTCTTTTCCGTCTGCGTATATGAACGCCTTTTCGGGTGCCACTATATCGCCCATTGTGGCGAGTTTCTTTGTGGTGATCTTCGCTTTTGAACTTGTCATGCTCTAGTCGTACAAGAAAAATTTAGCCATTTTTTCGTCGCCCCTTTCTTATTCCGCAAGTTCGTCCAGAATTGCGTTAAGTTCGCTTTCTGTTACCCCGTATTTGTCATAAACGGACGGTATTTTTTCAAGTGCGAACGTCTCCGCTCCCTTTGCAACCGCTTTTGATACTGTAATATCAGACGAAACAAGGCTTGTCTTTCCCTGTTCGTCGGGCTCGCTTTCGCCATGCGTGACTGCCTTTACGGTTACAACCGTCGCCCCGACCTTTGCCCTGCTGCCCTCGTCCGCTTCCGCAATATAGCGGGTCGTTACGGTCTTGCGGTCTTCCGATACGCCCGTTATTTCGGCGTTTATGTAGTTCTGATTTTTAATTTTTTTGATCGTTTTCGTAAGGTCTGCCGCGCGGAGCTCTCCCGCCCTTACCATTTCGAGACAATTATAAATGTCTTCTTTTGTTTTTAAGTTCTTCGGAAAATTTCGCATGTTCTGCCCCTTTCTTTATATTTGGTTTAATTGTTCCCGCTTGCCACATACCCGCCGACATAGCCGCCGACGTATGCGTAGCCGTTTACTGTGCAGATATTAAAATCAAGCGTTTCCGTCGTCGTGGTATGATCTATTCTGAACGTATCCGGAATCACGCTATAATTTTCATTTTGTGGCGAAATTGTGTAGTCTCCGTGTTCCGTCAAATGCACCTTTTCACCGTCCATATATTCATAAACCGTGCTTTTCCCCGTATCTGTGTTTATGATTGTGAACTTCTGACCCGTTATATCTTCCTTTGTGTCGTTGATGAAGACAAGTTTTGTCGCAAGGTCTTCTATTGCCGTCCCGATCTTGGCGTTGATATCGTCAATCTGGTTTTGCAACTGTGCCGCTGCCGCTTCACCAATCAGATCACGCATTTCTTCGTACAGATCATCAAAACGCGTTTCCTGCGCCCTTGCATAATCGAAAAACGTTGAAAGCATGGATTGATACGCCGCGTCGCCCTGCTGTTCTAAGTTTGTCATATATGCAACGTATGTTTTGAACTGCGCCGTTATTTTCCCTTGATACTGTGCGAAGTACGCGTTAAACTGCGCCGTAATCTGTGTAAAGTCAATTTCTTTCATTGTGGCGCAAACCCACCCGCACGCGTCCTTATCCATCCGCGTGTCCGTAATTTCTGCCTGTGTAATGCGTATCGTGCCCGCTGCGACGTATATTTCCGCAATTTTCAAATCATAATATGCGCCCTGCCGCACAAGCGGCGACGGCGACGGGTTCGATGAATAACCGCCAGTCTGTACGATGATCTGAATATCGCGTTCGGTATCGTTTCGCCGCAATATGACCGTGTCTATTCTGTCGAGTGTTCCGCTTGCTGTTTCAAGGTCTATTTTTGTCGCACTTATGAAGTTTTTGACCTTTCCCCTAATGTTGCAATACCCGCCCGCAACCGTTACGGTCATATCATCGTTAGCCGTGACCTGTAATTCTCCGTTGAATACTCCTGTTACAAAGAACGGGCGCAGCCAATCCGTCATGCTGTCCGCGTCGTAAACCCTGTCTCCGTTCTTCGAGTTGTAAAAGTATGCGTGATTGTCAGCCATTTTTATCATTCCCCCCAATCCATCGTCTCGGGCAGCGGGTCTCCCAATGTTGGCACTATAAAGCCCCCGCCGTACTCATAAACTTCTTTTACTGCCGTTATACGTTGGTGTGTATAAAGTCCCCACCTTTTTTTCTTAACAGTTACAATGTCGCCCAGATCATAGTCTTCTTTGTATGTAAAATTCGTTTTCGGGTCTATTTCGCTTTCCATGCTTTCGGCTGCCCTCGCTTCATTCAATGCTTCTTCTCCGCGTTGGTATAATGCCGCTCTGTACTGTTCTTTCGTCAGCCCATCTGGTGATATGTCCCGCGCGTCTACGAATATTTCACGAAGATTCAGCCCGCTGCCGCTTCCTACCTTTACAATTTCCCTTTCCGCGCCCTCTCCCTGCCCGCCCACGATCGCAACCGTTTTTAATGCTTGGTTGTTGTATCTGTATTTTGCGTTTGTTAGGTTGCTGTAGCCCTCTGTGAAAATTACTCGCTTATTTTCATTCTGCGCGTAACTGTGATCTGTGCCCTGCATGGTATCGAATATGATTCTGTGTTTGTCAAAGTCCGGGGTAAATCTGTAACCGATCAGCCCGTATTTTGCTATTTTGTTTAGTACCGTCTGCAGATTTCTGTATGTTGCTTGAAAGGATATTGTCTGGTCAAATCCGTGTAATTCCCCCAACTCCACAAGCGGTATTTTATCGCACATCGTAAGCAGTTCCAGCATTACGCTTTCGATTTTTGCGTTGTCATAGTTTACCGTTCCTTCGATAACGCGTCTGTCACAATATGAAGAAAGGAAGCGTCCCTTTATGGTAATCTCGCTTTTTATGTCGCTTTCCTCTTTTTCTATATCCTCGATCACGCCCGCTTCTTTTGCGCCTTTAATGCTTACGATGTTATTTTCTTTGAAAATTATTGGTGAATTTAGATTATCTCTTTAGAAGTTCTTATATGTCGGTATAGCCCGTATTTTCGGGCTTTCCCG